GTCGAACAATTTCGAACTTCACAAGGTGAGTTACAGCGACTTCAACATGAAGAGAACCAGAAAGTTCAGCAGAACTATCAGGTAGCTCTGGGTGAGGAAGCCAAAAAGCTCTCTGCCGCAATGCCTGTATTTCAGGATGAGGAAAAGGCCGAAGAGATCCGTGGAAGCCTACGGACTTTCCTGAAATCAAACTACGGCGGATTTTCGGACCAGGAAATTGGGGGAATAGCTGATCATCGTCACGTGCAGCTTGTGCATGATGCGATGAAATGGCGAAACCTGCAATCTTCAAAAACTGTAGTTGACAAGAAAGTAAAGCCGTTGCCGAAGGTCATTAAATCTTCAGCGCGGAAATCCAGAGGTGACGCGGATGCTGACGCACTGGCTGCCAAATTGAAACGGGCGAAAACCAGCGGTCACGTCAATGACGCGGCAGCGGCAATCGCTGATTTAATATAGGAGGGCTGTGCAATGGCACAACCAAGTAACACCTTTGACACATATGATGCCAAAGGCAATCGGGAAGATCTTGCGAATATAATTTATTCGATTTCTCCCACAGACACGCCATTTATGACGATGGCCGCGCGGAGTAAAGCGGACGCGACATACAAGGAATGGCAGACCGACGCTTTGGCGTCTGCTGTGACAACTAATGCTGTAATAGAGGGCGATGAAGCAACTCTTGATGCAAGCACAGCAACTACTCGTTTAGGCAACTACCTGCAAATCGCAGATAAGACCGTGGTCGTATCTGGAACGCAGGATGTTGTTAATAAAGCAGGTCGCAAAAGCGAACTGGCATACCAGATTGCCAAGAAAGGCAAGGAGCTAAAGAGGGATATGGAATCCCAACTTTGTTCCAATAACGCACAGGTTGCGGGTAACTCCACAACTGCGCGTGAAAGCACTGGTCTGCCTAGCTGGATCGCAACGAACGACGTTCTTGGAACGGGTTCAGCGGCCTCTGGCAACGGAACTGGGGGCGCTCGTACCGACGGCACCCAGAGAGCCTTGCTGGAAAGCCACCTGAAGACGGCAATACAGAATTGCTGGACACAGGGTGGTAATCCAAAAACGGTGATGACTGGTCCTTTTAACAAGACCGTCATTTCTGGTTTTACCGGCAATTCGACTCGCATGGATAAAGGCGAGGACAAGAAGCTGGTAGCCGCAATTGACATCTATGAGTCTGATTTTGGCGCTTTGAACATTGTTCCAAATCGCTTCAGTCGGGAACGTGATGTTTTTGTCTTGGATCCCGAATTTTGGGAAGTCGCTTATCTGCGTCCTTTCCAACAATTCGAACTAAGCAAAACTGGCGATGCAGAAAAGAGGCAAATGATTGCTGAGTACACATTAGTGGCTCGTCAAGAAGCTGCTTCTGGCATGGTCGCTGATTGCACCACGAGCTAATCCTGGCTCACAATAACCTTTCAAAGGGGGCGTCTTCGGGCGTCCCCTTTGATTCAAGCAGCCTGAACACCGAGAAGTCGGCGAAGGCAAGGAGAATTAGATATGCGTACTTTAAATGATTACTTCATCCTAGGCGGTCCAATAACCGATGTTCAAACGGCTGACAGCGGCCCGGTAGCGGCAGTTTCCGTTCCTGATGCTGGAAAGCTGGTTGGTATTGTTGGAACTACGGCTGGTGTAGCCATCGATACGGCTACGAGCTTTGACGTCATGAAAGTGTCGGGCGGAACTGAAGCAGACAGCGGCGTAGACGCCACTATAGCAGCAATCGGTGCCAGAACTGGCGCAGAGATGACCTTAGACGGAACAGTCAATTTTGCAGTAGGTGACAGCTTTTACATCCAGAGCAACGCTGAGTGTTCAAACAATAACACCACATTGTATGTCCAGTACATAATTAGGAGATAACCATGCATCAGTTTCCACTTTTTCAAAATGGAGCAGCTGGAGCATATCTTACGTCTAGTGGTTCAAATCAGGAGGTGGCCATTCCCAATAATGGGGACGGTGCCACAGCCAGATATGTTCGTATCGCAGCTACAGGAACGGCTCATGTCAAACCCGTTTTGACGGGAACCGCGTGTACCACGGCTGACATACTGGTTGGCCCTGGCGATGCCGTCTTCCTGAACGTGCAGGGTTTTACCCATATTGCTTACCTGCAAGAGGCATCAGCTTCTAAAATCGTAATCACACCTGTTGAGGGCTGATGGCCGATACTGACTGGATTGAAACCCGATGGCACGAAGGCGAAACAGACGATCAGTTTGTTGTCGAGCGAACTCAAGACGTCGAGCCAATTCTGAACGAAAACAAGAGGCGGCAGAACGACGGGAGCGACGGCTATACACCAAGTCGGGATCTGAAGCAGGTAGCTTCGATCCCGCTTGTGGTTGCCGAACAGTGGATGAAACAGGACGGGGTGAACTGGCTTTCCCTGACGGGGAAAGACCGGGAGAAGTATCTCCGCAAGAAACTGAATGATCCCGACAACGCCTTCCTGAGAACGGATAATCGGGGCCTTTTGTAATTGGCGGATCAGCCCCGCGTCTGTGTCCTCATTCCCAGTGGCGATAAGTGGGAAGCCAACTTTGGCTATGATCTGGCACGATGCATGGCCTACACGGCGTCAGCTGGCGTACCACTGAGCATCTACACTGTCAGCGGGTCCATGCTGCCCCAGAACAGGGATCTTCTTGTGAAGGCAGGGCAGGAGTCAGAAGCCACACATTACATGTGGTTCGATGACGACATGAGATTTCCGAAGGACAGCATCCTTCGATTGCTGAAACACGATAAGGAAATCGTCTGTGCCAATTACAGGTTTAGAACCCGACCCAAACAGTTCGTCGCCTATACAAAAGGCAAAGGTTACATACGGACTACCAAAAAGAGCAAGGGTCTTGAGAAGGTCACAGGTATCGGATTTGGCGTTCTTCTTACAAAGGCTTCTGCATGGGAAAAGATTGAACGGCCATGGTTTGTAATCGGCTACAACGAAAAGACTGATGAATACATCGATGAAGGCGCGTTCTGTTGTCTGAAATGGTATCAGGCTGGAGTTGAGATTTTTATCGACCATGACCTTACCAAAGAGGTCAAACACATAACTTTGACGGAATTAGAAACGTAATGGCGATTACATCGTTTACTACATTAAAAGCGGCAGTCGAGGACTACCTCGACCGAACCGATATCCCTGGCCCAATTACGGACGCCATCATGTTTGGCGAGAACCGGATTTACAGGGACGTTCGGGTTGCCGATATGGAAACCGCCTTGAGCGCGACTACCAGTTCGGGCGTGATTGCTGTGCCAAGCGGCTACATTGAAATGAAGTTCGCTTACATTAATACAGCGCCGGTTCAGGCACTTCAAAGAAAAGACCTGTCATTTATATATGAGAATTTTCCAACCAGATCAGCTGACTCCAAGCCGACTTTCTTTGCGAGGGAAGGGACTAATTTTATTTTTGGTCCGTTTCCAGATACCAACTACGCAATAAAGGGAATTTTCTATAAGAAACTGACCGCTCTGGCTCCAGGCTCCAACGAAAGCAACTTTATAATAACGGATTTCCCAGAAGCCTTGTTGTTCGCAGCTTTGGTGGAATGTGAACCCTTTCTCCAGAATGATGAACGGCTGGTGATTTGGGAGTCAAAGTATCAGGAAGCCATCAAACAAATTCAGGCGCAGGATGATGCTGAAGCCTTGTCTGGATCGCCATTAACGGTGACGGCGGCTTAAATGATCCCCTTTGGCGAATTCATGCCCGACCTGCCCGATTTTCAGAACCCCGGCGCAACCATAGCGGACAATGTAATCCCGACACCAATGGGCTATCGGGAGTTAAAAAGTCTTACCGCTTTTTCAACAACGCCTCTTTCTGCAAGATGCCAGGGTACTGGCGCAGGTCAGGCGACTGACGGCTCTGTAAGTCTATTCGCAGGTGATGCAACCAAACTCTATAAACTTGTCGGCAAGGCTTTCACTGAAACGGATACAGGTTTCACCACTTCCGAAGACGGCATCTGGCGATTTGGGCAGTTTGGTGACACCATGATTGTCACGAACTACGCCGACAATCCCCAGAAGTTCGTTCTGGGAACTTCTACCGAATGGGAAGACCTGGGAGGCAGCCCTCCGAAGGCACGGCATATAGCCATCGTGCGGGGCTTTGTGTTTTTGGGCAATCTTGTCGAGTCAGGCACGGGTTACCAGAACCGTGTGAGATGGTCGGGTCTGGACAATTCAGAAACCTGGGCAGCTTCACAGACCACCCTGTCCGACTTTCAGGATTTTGTAGGTTCGGGCGGATCTGTAATGGCTCTGGTCGGCGGCGAGTACGGCATAGTCATGCTTGAAAGATCCATATTCAGGCTCGATTTCCAGGGTACTCCATTGATATTTTCCGCGTCAGAAATAAGCCAGACGAGGGGTACGCCTGTAAGCGGATCGGTTGCGGCACTTGGCCGAACGGTCTTCTTCTACTCTGATGACGGGTTTTATGTTCTGGAGGATGGTTCGAAAGTAACCCCAATTGGCGCAAATAAAATAGATCGTTTCTTTGAAGACGACTTTGATATTGCCTACGCATCGAGAGTAACCAGCGCAATAGATCCAATAAACCACCTATACATACTGAGTTATCCAGGATCTGGTCATTCCAGCGGAACGCCCAACAAGCTCATTATCTATGACTGGGCAAACAATAAATGGTCAACGGCAGCTTTCCAGCATGAATTGATCGCCAGATCACTTTCTGCCGGGGAAACCCTCGAAACTCTCGACACGATAGCAGGAGATGACGGGATAGATGGCCTCGCTTTTTCTCTGGACAGCCGTGCCTGGTCTGGCGGAAGTGTTTTACTGACGGCCTTCAATACCTCGCACAATCTCGCATATTTCACGGGAACAGGGCTGGCCGCAAAAATCGAGACAACAGAATTTCAGCCCATTGCCGGGCGTAGATCATTCATAAACAAGGTCAGGCCCATTTTTGAGGGGTCGAGCGCGACCACCACAGTGCAGATGGCTGGTAGAAATATTGGAACAGCTACAGCGTCATTCGGAAGTGCTGTTTCACTCAATACCACTGGTGATGCACCCGTCAGGGAAGACGCGAGGTATCACAAGGTAAGGGTCAACATCACAGGAGGCTTCGACCATGTTCAAGGGGTGGACGTAACGTGGAAAGGTCGAGGCTTTAGATGAGTGAAGGCTTTCTTCCTGTTCCCGTTACCTGGGCTGATGATGTTGAACACCGAAGGCTTCTGGCCAATGGCGTTAATTCGTTACGAGATGGCAAGATCAATGCAACAGGCAGTGCAACCCTTGCGGCCTCTGCAACATCCACTGCCGTAACAGATGTGCGGGTTGGTGCTGACAGTGTCCTTCTCCTGATGCCTACAACAGCAAATGCGGCTGGGGCTTTGGCGACCACTTATATTGGGACCGTGGCGAAACAGAGTTTTACGATTAGTCACGCCAATAATTCCCAAACCGACAGGACGTTCAAATATGCCATTCTCGGATAGCGAGGAAGCTGAAAAACTTCATGAATGGACTTTGGGAGATAAGGACGCGGTCGTTCTCTTACAGAACCTCGCTGAGATATCCCAGATCGCGGATGACTACGCTGACGGTGATGCAGACGGTCCTGAAAAAATAACCAGACTTCTGCATTTGTCATTAGTCGCCATCCCCACCAACCCCTTTTTTATGAAGCACGGCCAGTGGCTGGTGCCAGTGATGTCGTCATCGATGCATCTATGGAACGCATCAAACGACTGGAGAAATGAGTACGGCTTTGTGTACCGCGAAGCCCTCGAACAAATAATTCACGTCGTCGCACTTTTGACTGGCGGTCAAGAACACGCCGCCCAGGTCGCGAAGGACGTCAACAAATTTTACCACCAGATCCATGGTGAGCGAATTGAGGACTGGATGAAGGAGCAACAAAATGGCTAGTTTAGGCGGATCGCAGCGACCGGCAGGGACGGTAACAACACAAAATGTGCGGGAACCGTGGACTGAGCAACAGCCACATTTGAAGAACATTTTTGGAGAGGCGGAATCATTATACAAGTCCCCCGCACCTACATATTTTCCAGGAAGCACGGTTGCGCCCTTGAGTCCTCAAACCCAGACGGCTCTGGATTTACAGGAAGCTCGCGCCCTAACGGGAAGTGACCTTATCCCCAATGCACAGGAACTTTTAAACCAGACCCTGACGGGCGGCTTTCTGGGTTCCAACCCCTATCTGCAAGATGCAATAGATGCAGCCTCTGCAGGGGTGACCCGTAATTATATGAAATCAGTTGCGCCTTCCATTGCCAGTGGCTTCGAGAAGGCGGGACGATTTGGTTCTGGTGCTTATCTGGACATGCAGTCACAGGCACAGCAAAATCTGGGGGATACACTGGCCAGACTCGCAGGGGATATTTCATATACCGATTATGGAAGAGAGCGAGGGTTCATGCAGAACGCCATTGGTATGGCTGATCCGATAGCACAGAGCGACTACTCGGACATTGCACAACTCGCAAGGGCTGGAAGCGTCTACGACGAGCAACGTAAGGCTGAACTGGCCTCTGAAATTGACCGCTTCAATTTTGCGCAAGAGAAGCCATACAACAAACTCGCCAACTATCTTGGAATGGTCGGCGGCGGCTATGGCGGCACTGGAACACAATCACAGCCCTTCTTTACCAATCCCGCCTCGAGTTTCCTTAGCGGCGGACTGGGTGGTCTTGGTGCGGCTGGGAAACTTGGCGGAACGCTGAAAGATCCATCCAGCTGGGCGCTCGGCGGAATAGGTGCATTGGCAGGATTAATCTGATGGCAAACCCAGCATTTAGAGGAGTGAGGGGCAATCCGCGTCAAGGTCTTCAGACGCTTGGCAGTCAGAACCCATTATACACCCAGCCCTGGCCCAGAGTTAATATGGGCTACCCGCCTGTTCGGCGGTTAGGCCCAGTAATACCAATGATGCGCCCACAGACAGCGGCAACCCCACAGGTTACACCCCAACAGGTAGCAGGGGTTCAACCTGCAACCCGTGGCGGCCTTCTGGGTAATCAACAGGCACTTGGTGCGGGTCTACTGGGTGCAGCTGGGCAGTTTGCCAAAGCAGCTGGACCTTCAGCCATGCCTATCCGAACAGGGTCAGTGGTTGGCCCTGCACTTCAGCAATTCGCGGCTGATTATGCCAAGGGCCAGAAAGAGCAACTCGCAGCTAAAAAAGAACAACTTGCAGCTAATGCAATGGCAGAGGCGGTCAGAGAATATGGCTCAGCGGCGAGACTAACAGGGGCAATAGGTCCATTAATTAAGGAAAGGGCCGCACAGCAACAATTTCAGTATATGCAGGACATTTTCAGGGGCGGGGGTAGCGAGGAGGAAAAGAAGGTCGGAGTGAAAACGGTGTTAGGCACAGACCTCACGGAGCAGGAATGGGGGCAAACAAGAGCCGCGCTTGCCACAAGAGATCCCAAGATCGCCAACAGCACCTTTACTGGCATTGTTAATAAAAAGAATGAGAGAACCACCCAGTTCAGAAAGGAATTTGGCGATAAGATCAAGAATACGTCCAAGATTATCCGGGCGGCTCAACAAGCCCTTCGGATGCTTAACGCAAATGAAGGCACGGGAAGCGTAAGAGGCGTAGATGATCTGGTTACACTTTATATTACCATCACGGCTCTTGATCCTGAGAGTACCGTCAGAACGGGTGAAGTTGATCTGGGCAGGGAAATAATGTCCAACATCGATCAAGTCAGGCTGAAGTTGGAGCGAGTTTCCGAGGCCCGTGTTCTTGATAAAACCCTGGCCGCCGATATGCGTAAATTGGTTCTGGGTTTAGGTCAACTGGCGGAACGAAGCGCTGACGAGATAGAAACGTTCTACAGGGATGCGGCAAAAACTTATGCCCTTAATCCAGACCTAATTATCTCACCACGTCATAAATTACCCACGTTTTCGGCAGAGTTACTTAAAAAATCGAGGCTCTTAGAAGAAGGAGCGTTTAGATAATGGCCAGAACTTTTCCAGCCGACAAGATGGCGAAATGGGCAAGGAATGTAACCAAGCTCCGAAAACAAGGTAAGTCTGATGATCAAATTATCGCAGAGATGAAACTTCACCGTAGCCCAGCCAAGCTATCCGATATTGATGAGCATATAGCGTCCTGGTCCAACGTTTTCAGATTAATGGGGCAGGGATTAACCTTCAGGTTCGGAGATGAAATTACAGCTGGCGTTCGTGCATTAGGCGGCGAGGATTATGAAGAGGCTGTTGCTGAAGAACGCGCAAATATTTCACAGTACGAACAGGCATTCCCAGCTAAGGCAATGGCCCTCGAAGTCGCTGGTGCAGCCCCGACAATGTTTCTCCCAGGGATGGGTCAGGCAAGGGCGGCTTCAATAGGCGGCAGACTTTTAGGAGCATCTGGAAGGGGCGCTCTTGAGGGTGCTGTTACTGGTGCTGGTACAGGCGAGGGCGGTCTTCGTGAGCATATTGCATCCACTGCTACTGGTGCCTTGGGAGGTGCTGGAGGTGGCGCACTTATGCGGGGCGGTGTTGAGGTTTTAGGCCCAGCAATATCCAGAGGTTTTGCCAGAACAGTAGGAACCAGTGCTCCAGAGCAAGCTGCCAAGAACGTAATACGCGATGTTGCCGCGCTTGATGCAGGGCCAGAGGCTATCCTGCAAAGGGCGGGACAGGTAACGGGATCACGCCAGGGGGATGTTGTTT